GACGCAGATAATCTACTCAAGCCCATCATGGATGCGCTCTCTGAAGCAGAGGTTTGGCACGATGACAACCAAGTGGACCGGATCTTCCTGCAAAAGTGGCGATGTCCTCGTGGTGAGGAACGCATAGAGATAGTCGTGTCATGGGAGCCACTGTGATATCCTGAGTGTTGACCTGTTAGCTTTCTGCTAGAAGCTTTCAAGTTTCCTTTTAGTACCCCGCCTCGTTTAGTTGATTCTCCGAGGCGGGGTACTCTTTTATTTAAGAAGCATCGCTAACACCAGTCGCAAACGTAAACGCCGAACCATAGGACAACTCCGTAAACGGAGAGTACGACGATTACTGGTAGCCATTTTTTTACCATCTAAAACCTAGCCCATGCTTTACAAGACTTCGTTCTACCCTGCGAATAAAAAGAACTGGTCGACGCACAGCCCACGCTAGTAATATTCGCCCCCTCTGGACCATAGGCAAATCAGCGAAGTAGTTACCTTCCTCTGGGTGCGTGAGCCAGCTAGCAATTAGCCCTGCTTCATAGAGCAACAGCATAGGTATGGCTACAAGGAGTGTGAGTGTCCCATCAAGCGATGGTGTAATAAGCGCAGCAAATATAAACGAGGTTGGAATAATCCACTTGCGTAGCGTACTGGCTCGCGCATATGAGACAAGCCTAAACCTTGCAAGCAGTTGCATGACGATAGGCAATTCAAACGACACGCCTATCCAGAAGATCAGCGACAGCAACAGAGCCATGTACTGATCGAGCAGGATTACAGGGACAGCAACGCCTTCACCGAACGTGAGCAGGAAACTTAAACTGACAGGCATCATCACAAAGAAAACGAATGATGCGCCAGCTAAGAACATTCCAACTGACAGGGCTGTGTACGTTGTTACGAACAGCCAGAAGCGTCGTGGAACGAAGGGCTTGAGCATACTGAGTATGCCCACGATTAGTACAGGCAGTGCTAAGACTTGCCCGCCCTTCATAGACAGACTCAGGGTAGCCCCGAACATATCGGGTACGCCTGTGAAGATGGGTAAGCCTCCCTCAAACGGGGATAGCATTTCCTCTGCGGGGGCTAGCAGGAAAGCGAACACCTCTGGATGCCACCAGAAGGTAGCCCCTGCCCCGATACTCCACACTAAGATCGTGAGGAATACGGTGTTCCGAAACCGCTGACCGAACTTATACCCCCGCTCGTAAGCGGAGAGACTCAAAAGCTATGCGCCTTTGTCGGTCTTGTCTTTACTCTTCGTGCTTCCCATCATTCCGTTGATTGCTGTGTAGCCTAGAACAGCTATCGCAACAACGGCTATACCGATGATGATTGGATCGTTTGGCATGGTAAATTTTTTTCCCTCTTATTTTTTCTTGGTGTTCCCTATGTTGAGAACACCTATCTTGTTTATCTTACCGAAAACATTACGGCGAACATTAGTAATTGAACTATCAAAACTCTTCATCATCCCTCTCGTGTTCATCAGTGCGAATACCGATACGAAATATCACACCTTCAACAGTGTTGCCTAATTCGATCTGGGCTATCTTTACGGCTTGAACAACCGTGGCTGCACCAACGATGGAACCAATGAAATACTTAGCCATCCAGCCAAGCGGATGCATTAGTCACGCCTCTTACGACTGAGTAACCCAGCGAAGGCTCCACCAATAGTGTCCCTTACGGTCTGCGACAAGGAACCTACAACGTCAACCGCTGGTTCAATGACTGCACTTATGAGTTCCCGTTTAGCTTGCGCCCCCTGCTCCTTCAGTTCCTGAAGGGTTAGCGGTGGCGGTGGTGCTACTGGTTTCGCAATAGCCTTGCGTCGTTTGCCTGTTGCAGACGTAGGTTTGCGTTTTCCCGCAGCCTTTTTCTTAGTGCTTTTTTTTGCAGCCACCTTCGTGGGCTTGGCAGCAGGTGCATCAGCAACGATAGCATCTTCTTGAACAACACTTGCCTCTTGCTCTGGTTTTACTTCTTCCATGTTTACCCCCTAAATAGTTATCGCTAGATAATTGACAACATCTCCGTTGTGTCCAAAGTGTACATAAAAGTCGGCAAGGTCGCCGGGAGCCTCTTTAACATCATGTCTAAAAGTAAACTCTCTAGGCGTACCTTTTGCTAGGAGAGGAGCGTTGTTGTTGGCTACTGTTGAGCCACCAACATAAACATCACCTAGGTTCTCAGACGGTACTTCTAGCAACAGATACTTAATAGGAGTTGGAAGCGCAGTAATCCGAATTGGCTCATGCCCTGTAGAGGATGCTGCCACCCTTCCGTTAATAATACCTGCCATTACCACTTCACCTTATCTGACCAATAAGCAGCAGACATTTTGCCCTTTGCTATGTTCTTGCCATGCCTTGCCTTGAAAGATTTCTGGCGCGCTTTACCCTTGGCTGTACTGGGTTTACTTCCAGCCCCTGAGACACCTTGTTGACCAAAGCGAATCGTCTTTACCTTGCCACCAGATTTTGCTACAACTACGTGTGACTTCTTCGGATGGCTTGGAGTGCGTTTAGGTTTGTTATAACCCGACACACCTATTCGCTTCAGCCTTGAGTCAGCAGCCATTAGTAGCGGCTTTTCTTCTTAGCTTTCATACCTTTACCCTTGGCTGCTTTCTTTGCAGCAGCCTTACCCTTTGGGGTGTACGGGAACTTTTTCTTGCCTACTTTTGGCATCAGAGGACTCCTTGTCTGTAGATGCTGTTACTTGCAAAGGCTCTATCTCATCGCCTTCTTCTATCGCAGCAGATCTGCTACGCAGTGCATCTAAAATAGATGTAGCAGGTGCTAGCTGTGCAGAGATAGTAACATTTTGTGACCAACGATCTCTTGATGGACCACGCTCTAGCAGCCACGCCTTGGCTCGCCAGTCTTCTTGACCACGAAGATCCGTTACTAAACTTTGTTCAGCTTTTGCCTGTGCGTTCTCAACTTCCTGAGAGAAACTTATGAAAGGTTCAACAGCTTTTACTGTTGGGTGATCCCCACGACCTATCTGAACCCATCGACTCACTGTACGTGGCTCTATGCCAACAGAACGGGCAGCAGTTGATTGCCAATTACCTTGACTTATCGCCTTGATAATTGCCTTATAAACAAAGGGCGTTAGTTGAGTTCTTCTACCCGTTGCGTGTTTTTTGTCAGGATACTCTGGGACTTGAACCATTACTTCTTAGCCGGTTTCTTTTCAACAGCTTCTGCTTCGATACGCTGAGTGTTCTCTGCTCGTAGCCGAGATACCGCAGCGATAGTTAGCTGGTCGCTAAAGGCAGGGTTCAACTGACGTACTACGTCAACGTCCTGCATGTTGATTGTGATGTTGTTCTCTGTTGTCATTTAGGTTTCCCTCTTATGGTTTAGCGTACTTGTTCTTTACCGTAGGGAGACTTCGCTCTCACCCAAAATACGATCTTTGTTACTATCCATCGTTGCACCGGGGCGGTCACTTGTTTTCAATCGCTCAACACGAACACTTCTACCCGCTACGTTATCAGCTTTTATCAGGGTCAGTTCTTCTTCGTCTTCAACACAGCATTGGGCAAGCATGGCGTGATTTTCTATCAGCCCCTCTTTACGCTCTTCCCTGCCACTCCCCTTAGTGAGAAGAGCCAAACTTGCTGGGGACAGTTCACTGGCAAGTTGTTCGTCCTCAGCAGCTACAACATCAAACTTAGCTTGAAGTTTTGCTTGGTGGGTGATTTTATCTGGAATGAACTTTTTAGAGAAACTGCTTTCCAACAACTGACCTACCAAAACATCATGCTCTGCTACTGTCAGCACCGTATCCCCCGGTTGAAGGTCATCGTCTGTTGTCCAAAACACAACCGTTCCTGCTGCGTCACTAGCAACCGACCTGTCTCTTGTCATCTCATTCAGCCCGCCAAGAGCGTTGCCACTGTGAGCAGCGCAAGTTGCGTCGAACCCATCTTCTCGTCGTACATACATATTAGACAGACCTCCTTCTAAACATTTTCTTTGCGCCACGTAGTAATATCAGACATGTTCATAACGCAAGCGTTCGTAGTAGTTTCGTCACTTCTGAAACCGATGAACCAATCCATAGATGTTGCATGGGTGTTAGTTGTAACATCAGCCCCAACTTGACTACCGCCAGCGTAGAACCTCATTACTTTCGCACCGGATTCCCAGAATTGCTCAACCCTGTAACCAACTTGCAGCACCCCAGTTGTTGAAGTATCTCTAGTGGTTTCTGTGCCGCCGCTGTCACAGACCGCAAACACGTTTCCTGTGGTTATCTTTCTAAACCCTTGAAAGTTGTTTTCGTCAGCACCTGAGTCAGCCGACCCTTTTCTTGCAAAACACGCACCCGATAAGTCCGCATGGTGTGGCCAAACTATTCTAGCCA